CTGTTTTATATACGGTATCTACGCTTATTGCCATTTTTAATATTTTAAAAAAAAAGGTGGTGATTAAACCACCTTTATTATAATCACTTGTTATTTAAGTTTTTTCTCTATAGAATTAAAAACCTCAAGTCCTTCGTCAGTTTTAAACCAAGAGGCTAAAGCTGAATATGGGTGTTCATCAAAAGGAACATTAAATAATTTTCTATTATTACTGCTCCAAGAAAAAGTTCTATTATCTCCAGATAAAGTTAATATACCTTTCTCAACTGCAATAATACCTAGATTTCTTAATTGTACATTTTGATCAGTTGCTAAATCAGCAAATAATTTTGGATTTCTTTTAGCAAATATTAAAGCATCTCTTTTGAGTTCTTTATTGCTTATATTACTAACATTACTGCCCATTTCAACTCTCATTATAGCTTCTAAATGATCTATTTCTAAGTTTTGAGCTAAATTTAAAGCTTCAATTTCCATTTCTATATCCTCAACTTCATCAGAAGCTATTTGTCTAGGATCATGCTCAAAGAACATTTTACCAGCCTGGGGATGTAAACTTAAAAATTTTTGTAATGTAGTGTTTTGTTTAGATACTTCTAAAAATCCTTTTTGAAAAATAACGTGTTTTAACGTTACAGGACCTTCCTGCTCGTCTACAAACACAGATTTTTGATTAGTAGCGTATCTTAACTCCCTATTATAACCTTCATTTTCGTCAAACCAAAGTAGAGGGTATTTAGATGTATGTCTAACTGGTATAGAATATGTCAAAGGTTCAAAATTTCCTTTAAGTACATATCTTCTATCTTTTATTTGCCAATTTGCAAATACGTCTTTTTTTTCATTTTTAGCTTTCGCTTTTGTTTTTGTTTCCATAATATAATATAATATAATAATTAAAAAAGATCCTGCTTTCGCAGGACCTTGTTATTTCTTGTTTTTAAACAGAAGGATTCTTACCATAACTAATGGATAGAACTTCATACCCAGCAAACCAAACAACTTCTGGTTGTGAGTTCACGGCAGATTCAGCTTTTGCAATAGAGGCTGATAATGTAGCAATACAATCAATCATGTCGTTAGCAGCCGTAGGTGCATCGTCAAATTGGATTGTATATCCAGCTATTTCAGATACAGCATTAGTAGCGTCGCCAGTAGTATTTACTGTAGATACGAAAATTTGATCAGCAGTAAATGAGGCACCAGATGAATTGGTAATTCTTGAAACACTAGCAATGTCATCTGTAGGTATTAATTGAAATTTATCAGAAACAGAGTTTCCTTCAATTGAAACTAACATAGCTGAAGTTATTGCAAACACTATAGCTTCAGAAAAACTAGTTACTCCAGCAGCAGCAGCTTTTGCAGTTAATGTAACAGTATCACCTACTTTGTATCCTTCACCTGTATTTGATGCGGTTATCGTAAGTGAAAATGTACCACCAGTAAGTACCACTCCAAATTCTGCCCCAGTTCCCGTTCCACTAGTTGTTGTAACTCCAGAAGCAACTGTAGTTCCAGCAACTCTAGTTCCACCACCTGTATATCCAGGAGTAGAGCCTTGAGTACCAACAACTATTGCAGATGAAAGAAAGCTTCTAGCTGGGTTACTTAATAATGGTATTTTTATATAATTACTCATAATTTTATTTTTATTTATTTAGATGAAGCAGCTTTTAAAACAGCTCCTTTACTACCAACAGCACCAACAGCAGTTGCTACTTTAAAATCATTAGGAGTAGCTGATGATTTAGCTCCACTTAATTCAAATAAAGGTACACTTCCTGGTTCTTGGTTTGCTTTAGCTATTAGATCTCTAAGAGCTTGCACATCCGTAGGTTGAACTGGTTTTGAATCAGTTGCAGCCAAGTAAGTAATAGTCATTCTCAAATACTCATTCGCTGTAGAAGCAGAATTAGTATAGTATATGTGCATAATAGGTCCAGCAGTCGCTGAAGTTCCATTACTGTCAGCTGCTTCAACGTCATAAACGCCGTCAGCTTTAACCACTACAAAATCAGCACGATTCTGTACACTTGTGCCATTTAATGGCAATTTTATAAAACTCATAATTTTTTATTTAAAAGATTAATAAAGAGAGTGACAAAGGCCACTCTCATTATATAAAAATTACGCAGCTTTGAACAATACAAAATTATTTGCAGCTTGCGTTACTAAACATCTTTCAGATAAAAAGTGCACAGACATTGCATCTAATCCAGAAGTATAAGCTCCACCTACAGATCCAGTGATCCAAGACTTGTACCTTCTATCTTCAGTTTCAGAAGCTCTATATCTTACATGTAAGAAAGGACGTCTAATGTTAACACCCATCATTTGGTCATACACAGTTGTAGTTCCAGCAGGTATCATTACACCATCAATAGCTTTAGATAAACCTCTAGTAGAAGCATCATTTAAGTATTTCCAGTCAGTCTTGTAGAAGTCATAAGAACCTCTTCTAAAACCTGAAAATCCAAAATTCAACGCCATTTCAGACTCATTGTCAAAAAGACCATAAGAAGCAGAAGCAGTTGAACCGAATCCACTACCAGCCATAGCGCCAATCATGTCATCAAAATCAAGAGCAGTTGATCTATTTAAGAATAACATATTTTCTTCAATAGCACCTTGCTTATCTAATTGTTGTAGTATAGTATCAAAATCACCTAACGCACCAGATCCAGGAGCAGCAGCACCAGAAAAACCAGAGTATACATTACCTCTTGCTTCGATAGCAGCAAATAAACCTTCAGATCCATTAACTTGAATACCAGTTGATGCAACTGTTCCATCGTACTTGAAATCATAAGCAGCTTTCTCAGATTCAACCATCATCATCTCTAGGTAGTCATCAAATCTTAATCTTGTTTCAGACTCAGATTTTAAATACCATAAGTATCCAGATGTTCCATCTTCAGTAGCAACTTCAACCCAACCAATTTGTGCAGTATCAGAACCATTAATCTCAAAGTGATCTTTAAGAATAACAGGATTGTTACTAAATTGAGTAAAGTTTGGCTGAATAGCACCTTTCATAGATTCAGTACCTTTTCCAAAATCAGAACCATAAACAAATAAGCTACATGGTCCAGCAGCTAACGTAGTGTTAACAGTATTACTATCATAAGGAATAGCATCTATATCAGCAGCGTTTCCAGTGTAAGCAGTACCAGCTGAATTTCCAGATATTGTAGATCCTATAACTAACATTTTTTGTGTGATAAGACCTGTGGCATTATCAGACACTAATATAGTTTGACCAGTTCTTATAGCTGGATTAGTAGCCTCAGTGTTAGCCATGTTAATAGTAATTCTACTAGAACCATTTTCACCACCACCTTGAGCGATACTTGTAACAGCATCGTAAGCTACGTGTAATCTATTTTGTTCAGACCAAATTACTTGATCAGATGTCATAGGCATTTCAGCGCCTACCATTCTCAAGAAACCACCTAAAGTTCTGTTTCCGTATCTTTCTACCTCTTGCTCATAAAGCTCTGGTAGATATTGTTGTGCAAAATCGTTTTGTCCACCTGTAAAGTCTAAGTAATTAGTCTCTAAAGCTAACTTTTTTTGAGAAGGCACTATTGATGCAGGAAAACTCCCGCCTGTATTAAAACTCATTTTTTTTAGTTTTTATTTATTTTTTTATTTTTTTTTGTATTCTCAACTTAGAACTATCAAGTCCACCTGTAATTGCTTTAACTTTAAGTCCATTTATAAAAATATCACCATTAGAACTAGGTCTAGGAGTGTTGTCTATATTTTTAGATTTAGATATCAAGTCTTTAGTACCATCAGCAACACCCTGTTCATAAAAGTGTTTAGCTATAGTATCAGAATTACTAGCAGTATAAAGAGCTTTGTGATATGCCTGTACATCAGATATTTGTCCATCTTTATCAAGAAACCTTCTCAAAAAATTATCTAGATTAGACTGATCTTGGCCAACTTTTTCGTTATTAACTCCATATCTAAAACTTTTCTCTCCTACGTCAAATTTAAAACCTTTAAATTCTTCATCATTAAATAAGTCACTAGTTCTTTTTTGGAATTTTTCCGAAACAGCTTTGTTCTTTTCTTGTTCTTCGTTGTATCTATTGAAAAAGTCAGTAGCTTTTTTTTGTTCCTGAGTAACGCCCGGTCTCAACTTGATCTCGTCGTAATATTTACTCTTCGTTTCTTCTAAAAAACTTCTGGCTTTGGCAATTTCTTCTTTACGAGCAACTTGTTTTTTCTTAACTGTTCTCTCGTCATCAACCTCATCATCAAAATAAAAACTATCTTCTAATATAAAAGATATTTCATCTTGATTTAAATGTGGTTTAGTTTTTTTATAATACTCATTAAGTAACGCTTCTTCATTTATGTTTTTATAATCAGCATTAAGTCTCACGTAATCTTCTAAAGTACCACCTGTGTCTTTCATAAAACTTACTAGTTTTTCCACGTTATCAGGTAGATCTACTTTTGGTTCAATTTCTTTTACAGGATCTTTAATTTCTTCTTTAACCTTTTCCTCACTTTTGATTACTTCTTCCATTATAGGTTTTTCATCAATTTTTTCTTCAGATTTTGTTTCTATTTTTTTTTCTTCAGGTTTTTCATTTAAAACAATTTCTTCTTTTTTTACTTCTTCTTCTTTCTTTGGTTCTTCTTTTTTAGATAAATCTAATTTAACTACTTCATTAGTGTTTATTGATTTTTTTAATTTTGCAACTTTCTTTTTAATTTTAAAATCACCTTCTTTTTTTACTTCTTCTTTGTTCATAATATATAATATAATAATTAACTAGAACCCATCATCGATTGTGCTAGTTCAATGGGGTTGTTTTCGTCGGCTTCAAAGTCAATTGGCATTTCTTGATTTTGTCTTTGTCCGATCATAGCTGACTGTTGAGTTCCAACTATTTTAGCTCTTTTGTCTTTTCTATCTTCAATTTCAGATTCTTTATTAGTCTCTCTATCTGAAATTACTTGTTCTTTTTGAATCATAGCTTGTGTTTTGACTTGCTCCAACTGCATGTCATAACCAAACTGAACTTCCATGATACCTCTTTTTATCTCAGCTTCTGCTTGAAGCTTTTGTATATCAAATTCAGATTTACCTTTCTCAATTTGCATTTGAGTCTGCGCTAACGCTTCCTGTTTTTGAACTTCGGCCATAGCTGCTCTTTCTGAAGCTTCAGCATTTGCATTAGCTTGTGCTTGTATATTAGCTTGTTGAGCTGCTTGGTCTTGTTTAGCTTTTTGTTTTCTTCTTAATTTTATTAACTGATTAGCTAGTTTTAAATTATGAATTTGTCTAATATCTATAGCGTCTTCTAGAGTTATATTCTGTTGTTGTAAAGCAACTTGTATGTTTTGTTCTAATTGAGCTTTTTCTTCTTCATCAGGAACTAATTCTAAGAATATTCCAAAGTCGTATAAATGCAAACTAAATATATCCTCTAGTGTGCCTGTGTTATAAGAACTTATAGAGGATCTTAAAGCCTCATTAGTTAATTCAAATTCTAAAGTATCTGCTATTCTACAAGCTATGTTTTCACATGTTCTAATAGTTAAATATAAACTAGCATTTAGTATATGTTTAGTAGCTGTGTTAGAATTGGCTGCAGCTAGTTTCTGTAAACCAACTAATGAGTCTTTATTAGGTTGACTGCCGTCTCTAGCTTCATTAAGACCTGTAACATCTCTTATTAACTGTAAATAATATTGATAAGTCTGTATAAGACTTTGTATTTTAGCTTGACCACTAGAACTAGACAGTTCTTGTATAGGAACTTTACCGTGATTTAAGTCACCATCTTGAGTCATAGATCTACCTACTATACTACCAGTTTGAAAATACATGTTTAATGCTTCTTGTGGATTATAAGTTGTTCCATTACCTAGATCTACTTCTGCTAAACCATCTACGTCTACAAAAACACCGTCAGGAACTATTCTAGCTAAAACTTGTTGTAGTTTTAAATGAGTTAATTGAATCATGTCAGCAAAACCAGTGACTCTACTAACTAAAGACTCTATTCTGCCCTTGTACATTTTAGGAGCGCATATAGAGTAATTCATATTAACTTTTGTCAAATTAGAATTAGGTCTTGTCATGTTTTTAGACATTTCCCATTTTAACATTTCATCGTGACCTAATATCTTAGCACCACTATACAAAACTTCTATTGATCTAGAAACTCTATCAAAATTATCTGTTTGTTCAGGATTAAAAGTATCAGGTTTTTCTAAAGCTTTTTCTAAACCGTTAGCCGTGTGTTTTATTTTAAAAACTTGCTCGCTGAATGTTTTATATTCAAAGTAAAGTACATAAACCATGTTGCCATCATTTCTAGCGTCCATGTTGTACATCATATTACTATTGCCTGGGTATTTTGATATTCTATTTAAATCTTCTTTTGTTAAATTAGGAAATTGTTTTTTAAGTTCAGCTAGTGTTATAGGTTTTACTTCACCAACATACCATATGTCTTGGAAGTTTGGATCATCAGTATAAGAATAAACAAGTCTAGATGGATCTACATATTCTATAGTTATACCATTAGCTCTATTCCAAGAAGTTTTAACAGCACCAATACCTAATATAGTTAAATCCTCATTAAATCTTCTTCTAGCTAATTCATACTTATTAAAATCTAAAACATTGTTTATAGCTTCTTCTTCTGCTATTTCTATAGACTGCTTGTAATCTAACTGCATATGTAGATTTAATTCCTCTTGGTTTTGAGGTAAATCTTCTGGATTTTCAGTAGCATATAAGTCTATGTTTAAAGCACTCTTTATATTGCCTAAAAAAGAATCTGCTTGCATGTCTCTTAATATAGATTCTGCATATGAGGTTCTTTTCTTCAAAGAGGCTGGATCTTGTGCATAAGCTTTTATATCATACAATCTGTCAGACATACCATTAACAACTATATCAACAAATTTTGGTATTATAGGTATAGGTTTCCAATCTAAATTAAGATATGATAAATCACCATTTATAGATAACTCATCTTTGTATTTTTGAACAGGCTGTTCACCTCTTGCGTAAAGTCTTAATGTTCTAAAATTATTATAATTATAATTATATCTATTTGTTACTCCACTTCTAGTTCCACTAAACCAATCAGTTTCTATTGCTCTACCGACTTTTCTGCCATAATCTAAACTTGCTTTAACTTCATCAGATACAACCTGATCAGGGAAAATACTAAAACTCTCTGTATTTATCATTTACTTAATTATTTGTGAAAAATCTCCTTGATTATTATATTTTTTAATACCTAAATTAATATTTTTTGTAGTTCTATCTATATTTGGTTTATACTTGTTTTTATTACAAGCCATTATAGCTAGTCCAGAGCTAATAGAAGCATCATGCTTTGTTCTATCATTGATGTTAAAAGTAGCCCAATCTTCTAAAGTGGGTTGATGAAACATGTCTCCATAATTCTCATCTATTTTACCTACGTAATTGCTTATATATGTTTCAATAGCAGCTGCATGAGCTTGCTTAATATCTTCACCTGAATTAGGTATTCCACCAACTTCTTTTTCTGCCACAGATAGTTTATTCCATATTTTATCAGGTCTATTTATAGAAAAACCTCTATATCCTCTACGCTTAAAATAATATAACAATCTTGGTTTGTTGTTTTCTGCTAGTATTGGCATGCCGTAAAATACACAAGCCATTAATACATCTTCAAAAAATATTTCTGCAGTATCAGGTCTAGCTATATATTCTAAGAAAAAATGATTAGGTGGAGCAGCTTCCATACTAAACTTTGTTAAACCATGTAAAGAACCTTTAGAACCTCTACCATCAACAGTTCCTGATATGTCATAACTATCACAACCAAAAGCACCTATATGTTCATTAGCAGGGTATTTTTTTCCATCTTTTAATATTACATTATTTTGAAGACTAGAATCAGGAAACCAACTTATGTTGAATCTTCCATTATTACTAGGTATAAAAATAACTCTAGTATCTTTTACCCCACTTGACCATTGAAAATTACCTTTTGATACTCTTTTAATATTATTAACACCTTCATTATAATCTATTTGCTCATATATTTTAACTAAATTAAATAAAGATTCTTTTGTTTCGTCTCTAAATGCGTGTTTTTCAGTTCTTGGAAACTGTCTATAAAATTCATTTAAACCATCTTGATCTTCTTTTAAACCTTCAGCTTCATTCTTCCAATGTTCAATTACTCCGATTTCAATAGGCAAACCGTCGATTCCGTATGTTTTATTTTTTGGCGTAAGAAATACAGGTGATCCATAAGTATCCATGTATCCTTCGTAGTTCCACTCCATAGGGACGAATAAAGAATAGAGTCCAGAAGATGTTTGTCCGTTTCTATTTCTTTTTGTAACGTCTGAATTTGCGTAAAGTTTTTTGAAGTTGTTTCCACCTTTGTCTAAAGCATTTGAAGTTGAGCCCATCATACATTTACCAACTATTTTTCTACCTAGTCTTAATGTGGTTTTAGTAACTCTCCAGTTATTTAATATGTTGTCCGGTCTTTCCCATTTTCCACTTTCATCGTGAGCTAGTATTTTTAACTTTTCACCATCGTAAGAGTTGTCACCAGTATTTTTCCAGTCAATAGTTGTATCAAGTCCATCAAGTTCTCTTAGTTGCTCATTACTTTCAAGCTTTCTTCTAGTAAGTTTCGAAGCTGGGACTCTATAGGCCAACTCTGTTTTAGGACGATCCATACCATCCTGTATCGGTTTGAAGAAAAACGGATAGTTAACGGATATTGGTACAACTTTATCTGTGAACATTTTTTTAGCATCTGATCCAGATTTAGACAAAATACCGAATCTGGCATCACTAGATATTGTGGCTTGATTAACCAATTCCGCTGATGACATAAATGAAAATCCAGACCTTCTGTTTTTAAGGTAGCACATCCCGTAACATCTGTTATCTGCTTTACATGCTTCCCAAAATATAAAGAATAGTCTATTTGCTTCTCTATAGTCTGGTGCTCCAATGTCGATCTTTGACCATTGCAGATACATGTAATGAGTGCCAGTAATGTATTTAATAACACCTTTATTATAAAACCAGTAACCTTCTTCTCTTTTAATAAATTCATTATCAATATAGTCGTACCATTTTTCTTTAAACTCACCGTCGTGTTCTTCCCAGTCAAACCTGCTTTTTATTCTATTTAATTCTTTTGGGTACTCTTCTCTTTGCCAGTATTGATCCTCTTTTTTTTCGCTTCGTTTAAACGGTTCATTTGCTGCTGGTAAAGCAATCCTGAGATTCTGTATTTCAATGATTTGTCCAATTTGTCCAGTTTTACTTATTACTATGAAATCATAATCAGAGTTATAACCATACTCCCATTTTTTTAATCGATTTTGTTTTTTTAATACTTTAGTATTAACAATATCTTTTATTTCTTTCCACAATGTTTGCTCGTAATTCACTTGCTTCTCCCTTCTGCAAAACCTTTAAAAGTTTTTTGATCTTTAACTTCTTTAGGTTTTTCATTTAAAATATCTTCCTCCAATTGTATTCTAGTTAATATTTCAAAAGCGTCGAATATAGCTAATTTTTTAGTTGCGGCAGCATTTTTTAATCTATCAGCGCTTAAGTCGTCGTCTGAGTCTACAATCTTTTCTTTTGCTACCTTAATTAGTTCTTCAACTGCTTTTTGTCCAGCTTGGATTATATTTTTTTTCGTTTCCTTTACATTCATGGATTACGGCTATATTATTTGATTTCATACAATAGAGTCTATCTTCTCCAATAACAAATTCAAATTCTGAATCTGGAGAAAAACTCACTAAATCACCAACGTTAACTTTTTTGCTTTTTAAAGAGTTATTACAGTATTTTACTATACCTAATAACTCTTTTTCTTTTAAGTTGCTTAAAGTTGAAGTATCTTGCACTGGTGACACAAAACAGTAGTTTAAATTACATTCTAGTTCATTATTTCTTTTGTATAAGTATATTTGACTTGGAGAACAAAAATATAAATCATCTTTAAAGTAAGTTGAACCATTTCTTTCTTTACCTTTAGTGTCATACCATCTTCTAAAAATATTGTGATGAATATAAACTTCATCACCTATTTTAATTTCAGTACTATTATGATGTGGCTCAGAAACAATTAAAGCTTTTTTACTTACAAAAACGTGACTCTCTATTTTAGTGTTTAAAATAAGTTCTTTGTCTTGAAATTTAATTTTATTGTCGTATCTGTAATTTAAAGGTTTTACTATAAAGTCGTATAAAGATTTCATTAATAAGTTAAATCATACTCTATAGATACTGCCATATTTGAATTAAATTTTTTCCAAGGTATTACTTCTTCATCTTTTTTAATGAATATATTGTAAGAATCATCTTCATCGTTATGCATTATATTACATATAACATGACCGCCGTACACTTGTTGACTTAATTGATAGTGCATTGCTTCATTTTTGTAATCAGCGCCTATACTTATTTTTCTAATTAAATTAGACATCTTTTTTAGTTTCTATTTTAGTATATGATCCGTCTGTTAAATTAATATTTATTTGACCATATTCGGCTTCTAATAACTCTTTATAGTCTTCAATATCATTATTCAAAGGAGCAATAGCGTGTAAAATACCGTGTTTTTTAGTTTCTAAAAAACCTATATCGTGCATTAATTCTGATAAATTTTTTTGTTGTTCTTGAATTAATAATAATTCTTCTTTTTTTATTTTCATTTGATTTGATTTGATTGTTTGTTTTTTAATATACTGCTAAAATATCATCACCACTAGTTAACTCTATAGCTAACATTGGGTGAGTAAATCCTACGTATTCTGTTGCTGGAACACTTTTAAAAGTTACAGCTGTTCCTGCTTCTGTTATTATTGATATATCTTGTGCTGATGTTTTATTATTATATATCATAGCTCCTCTTGACTCTGCCGTTAAATTAGACAAAGAATCAGCTGATATTATAACTTGAAAACCATCACCACCACCTGTTGCTGGACTAAGTATTATAGTTTCACCTACCTTAGCATCTCCTTTTGATATAAAAGTAAATCCCGTAACTAAACCCGCTGCTGATACTGCAGTTATATTACCAGATACACCTACATTACCTACGCCAGTTAAAGTATCACCTACGTCTGATGATTCATAACTAGCTCCTCCGTTCCTTATTGTAAAATTCCAATATGGAGTTGTTGCTATTGCATCATGCCCAAAAACCCTTGGTTGAGCTGCTTCATTTCCTACTAAACCAGGTCGTTCGTTAAATGTGTTAAATCCTGCCATTTTATTTATTTATTTTTGTAATTTTTTCAGCACCACGACTACCGAAGTATGCTACGTAAACTGTTATTAATAAAGCTTCCATTAAAGAAACCCATCCTGTTTTTATTTCTAATAATACTGTTGAATCTAGTATTACAAATATTGTCATAGATAATGTTAGATATATTAAAGTTATAGGCCTAGTGTTTTTAGAAAGCCACGAATCACTTTTCATATCGCTTTTCCATCGATTAGAAACCTCTTTAAGTTCAGTTATATCCTGCTCTATAAGCTTCATAGCTTGTTCTTTATCAACGGCCTTAATCTTATTATCACTTGATATAAGATTTTTTACTACACCAAGCGTCCCTTTATCAGGAAGTACATCTCCAATAGCTTGCAATACTCTAGGCGCCTTGCTTGATAAAAAAATACCTATTTTAGTTTCTTTAAATGTTTTCTTTTCCATTAAAAATCAAATGTTTTGGTTTGTAGTGCTTTGTATTTTTTTGCGTATTCATCACCATAATTTCCAGCGGCTTCTTGATCTAATTTAGCTATTGCTTTTATTTTTAACTTTTCTTGAGTGGTTGTTCCTTTATAAACTTGTGGATAATTAGATTTTAAATCTTTAAGAGATGTTGATCTTTTTTCAAACTCACTATTTCTTTTAGAGGTATTTGTACCATACATATTTGTAGCTATAGAACCATCATATGTATACCCATCAGGATTTGCAGCTTTCAATGCTTTCATTTCTTTTATGGAAGTTGTACCTCCTCCACCAATCGGTGATTTAGATTTATCAAATTCAGATTTTGTGAATCTTATGTTATTCATTTTCTCCACCATAGTTTCACCTTCTAAATCATCCCAGACCTGATTAGGCAACATTTTAAGATTTGTATTACCTCCTGGAGATTCGTAATTTATTTCTGTTCCTTTTTCAGGAGGATTATCCATCATTTCTTTGAAATAATTATATTCCGATTTAAATTTATCTTTTTCTTTATTAACAGCATTCATACTGTTCTTTATTCCTTGATTGAAATCATCTACAGACTGACCACCTTTTTCTTTATATTTTTGGGTATTTGCAAATAATTTGTCGTCGTCAAAGTTGGCTACATTACCTCTTTCGTTTAATTTAGTATATTCAGAACCTTGGTAATTTTTTGTTCTATTTTTGTAATTAGTAATAAAAGCTCCTTTTTCAGTGTCGTAAGTGTAGAAACTACCATTGTAAGGCGGTGGAGTTGATATGTTTTGATCGTTTACAGGTTCTTTATGTAATGGAGATTTATTTATTAATCCTTTATTCATTAGCGCTGAATAAGGATTTGAATTTCCTCTTGAACCTTCTAGTTTGAATTTGTTATTATTTTTAGCTTTGCTGTAAGCTTCTTTTTCCCACGGCAGGTTCTTAGCTCCTTCATCCATTGATTTCCTTGAATACTCTTTACCTTTCCATATAACTTTATTATCATTATAATCTAAATCACCTCTTTTCATTTGGTCTAAATGTACAGCTTCGTGATCTACTATATCTTTTATTTGTTTAGGATCTGTAACGTCTTTGTTTATGTGTATGCTTCCATCTTTATTAGCTTTACCTAAAACACCTTCTTCCATATCAACTTTAATAATAGGAGAATTAAATGGATTACTTTTCTGTTTGTACATTTTTATACGGAAATTTTATGTTTAATTGTTCTTGGCGTTTATTACAATTGCATTTACTAAAAGTAATTTCAACTGCTTTTTTTATGCCTGTAAATTCAGTAAATTTAGCAATACTATCACCTAAACCTTTGCTTTTCATTACTTACGTTTTTTAGATTTTAAATCTCTAAGTTGTTTAGCTAACTCATCTAGTTTACCATCTGTTTTTGTACCATCTTTTACTAACGTAGACAATACTTTTATTTCTTCAGATAATATACTATTCATCTCTTCAATCATACTAACCTTTTCTTTTAATTCAGTTATATTAATATGATTCCACTTTTCTTTAAGATCGTACTCTAATCTTTTAACTTCTACTGGTGGTAAGGTTTTTGCTAATTGTATATCTTCTTGTAGTGTATAATACATACCAACTAAAGTTGTTGTTAACATGATTATACCTATTACTGTTTTTATATCAATTTTAAATTCGGTGTTTTCAGATATTTTCATACTCCTCTGTTGCATCAAAAGATGGGCATGCTTTAGCAGCAAACTCATTATGTGAATAAATCATTGACTCTGGATACATGGCTTTAAGTGTTTTAAGCACATGTAAGAGACTTTCTTTCTGTTCTTGTGTTCTAGTATCCTTCGGAGTCTTACCATCTGCTTCAACGCCTCCACAATAGCATATTCCCACGCTGTTCCTGTTATGTGATTTGCAATGAGCTCCGACACGATCTATATCTCTACCTTTTTTTATAGTTCCGTCTAATTCGACATAGAAATGATAGCCAATGTCGCTCCATCCTCTAGAATTAACATGCCAGTCTTTAATTGTTTCAACAGGCACGTGTTGTCCTTCTCTAGTGGCGGAGCAATGTATTATAATTTCTTTTATATTCCTCATTTTTTTCTATGTAGTAACATCCATTTATGAATAGTATAACCTATCGTTAAACCTAACAATAGTAATTCTAGCATTGGCTCTACCCAGTTTAAAGTGGCTAAAGCAAATGAAGAAGCATTTAGTAAATACAACTTCAAATCCTCCATATCCACTATCTATTAGCGTTTAAAACTGCGTTACCTTTATAAGGTATGTTGTCTATAGATTTTAACATTGGTGTTATTGTAGAGTTATTAGATAACATTACTCTAGTCCCTAAAACACCACATCCGCATTCTAGTTTTACTCCTGCTGGTTTTTGTTTTTCTCCGTAACTTGGCATAATTTTATTTTTTAAATTTACTTAAAGTTTTAGCTAAATTAGCTCTTTGTTGTGTTTTTTTGCCGTACTTTCCATCAGCAGCAGCATTTAATTTACTTTTTGGTATTTTTTCTCCTTGAGGAACTCCTAAATCTTTGTGTAGTTGACCTGGTTTTTTAATAGCTCCTTTTATCCAGTTTTTTTTTTGTAATGGAGTTTTAACTCTATCTACTTTATCACCAATCCTATTTGCATAATCTTTATTAGATATTTTATTTTTAGTATATGTAGTGCTAGGAACCATGTTAGGAGTTCCATCGGCTTTAGTTCCAATATTTTCCATAGTTGTTTTACCAGGTCTCATTTCATAACTAACAGTGTCTTTTTTATCAAGACTTATAGATTGAGCTAGTGGATACGCGGATTTAGCTGGAGTTAGTTTTCCCCTTTTCTGGCTGTAAGCCATTTTTGCCTTTTTTGGTGGATCTATATCTATATTAAAAGGCGATGGTTGATCTCCAGGCATAATAGAATTGTCCATTGTAGGGTTTGTATTAGCTTGACCTACTTGAGCTAAACCACTAAACATTTGAGCTTGATTGTCTTGTTGAGCAGATATTTTAGAAGGATCTTGATAATTAGTTGGATCGTTTATTAAAACATTTGAATTAACAGGTCGACCAGCTCTACTTGGTGGGTTCTGATTTACCAACATTGGATCTTGCATATCAGCTTGTTGTGGAGGTGGCATTGATCCTGCATCTCCTTGAACAGCTAAAGTATTAGGATTTACATATTTCAAGGCTGAACCTTCAAAATCTTCTTGTGTCATATTTGTATTGTTTATTAAGTTAGTTTTTTTTAGAGATTTTCTTTCAATTAAATTAGCAGTTTTATTATTTTGCTTATTTATGTCTTTAGCTAATGGTATTGCTTTTTTTATTTGTTGTCTACTAGCTCTACCTTCATCTTTAGCTACTTTAGTATCTATTCTTGATTGAATCTTTTGTTCTTTAAATCTAGTTTTAGCGTTGTTAAGTTTTTTGTTAAGTCTAGGTTGATAAACCTTGCTTTCTTTAGTTAATTGCGCTGCAGTTGGATTACCAGTACTGCTAGATCCAGAAACAGTGCTGTCTGTATTTAAACTCTCAAAAGTAATAGGCATTAAAGTAGTTTTAGCAAAATTTGCTTTCGCAAATTTAGGATCTGAATATGCGTTATTAAGTGGACTAATTTTTTTCATGTTATCTTTTTTTATCTTTATTTAAATCTATAATAGATTTATACAATACTTTATCCATATATGTTTTTTTATTCATTATGCTGTTAGTTCTAGAATTTATTGATATATCTTCTTCTCCTAAAATTATTCTATAAACTCTAGAAAGCAATTGTTTAAATTTTAATGAAGTCTTATATATGTGATATTTTTGAGTTGTTCTATTTCTTTTTCTCCAAACCACTATCCAGTCTTCTTGTAGTAACCTACTCCATCTTCTATTATCCCAACTGTAAGAATAACAACCGTCTTTAAAATCTTGTTTGTTAAAGTATTGTAAGGAATCTAAATATATTAATAATTCAAAATCAGCTTCTCTTATATTGTAATTCCTATTAATCCATTTTCTTATTATTCTATAGTGTTTAAATAGATTTAATTCTTTTAGATCATTAGAATTTAATTTCCTCATAAAACAACAACTACATCCATATCTTTAATAACATGAAGATTTTCTTTATCTGAATCTATTTTAAATCCAGCATGCCTGTCATAATATATTTTATCGTTATTTTCAATAAATTTAACTTCAGAACCAACACTAACTACTACCGCTTCCCTGTATCTAATATCTTCTCTGTCGTTTTCGCCTAGAATTAAACCACCCTCTGTTTTTTGGGTGGTTTTATTTTCTTTTTTAATTATTATATACCTTCCTACTGCTTTCATGCTCTTAAGTTATTAATTACACAATCAGTTGATATAATAGTTGTAGCTACTGACGCCGCGTTTCTTAATGCACTTTTAGTAACAAGTAAAGGATCTATTATTCCGGACTCTACCATACTCACCGTTTTACCTGTAACCACATTTAGTCCTGTACCTTTTACTGTAGGAGTTTGATAATCTTCAATTCCAGCATTAGATAATATAGTGTAATAAGGATGCTTAATAGCTTGTAATAAAACTTCTTCAGATTTAGAACTAGCCTTTATATCTGATGAAGCATTTAATAAAGCTATGCCTCCACCTGGCACTATACCTTCTTTTAGCGCGGCTTTTGTAGCGCATATAGCATCTTCTACTCTGTCTCTCTTTTCTTTTAATTCTATTTCTGAATTAGCACCAACTTTGACTAAAGCTACCTTAGCTTTCAATCTTGAAACTCTTTTTTCTAAACTGTCTTTTAAAAACCCTTTAGTAGTTTTATTGTATTGGTCTTCTAATTCATTAGTTAATTTAATAACTTCTTTACTTTTGTTTTCTATCTGTATAATAGTTTCTAAAGTATTGCTAACTACTTTTTTACATTTACCTAAGTGTTCTATGCTTATTAAGTCTAAATCATCACCTAAGTCTTCGCTTATAACTTTAGCACCTGTTAATAAACCTAAATCATCTAATGTGTTTTTTCTATTAGCTCCATACGTAGGTGCAGATATTATATTAATTTTTATATTGCCTTTTATTTTATTCATAGCTAATGCACTACTAACTTGAGGCTCAACATCTGCTATTATTAATAATGGTAATTGATTTTTAATAACATGTTCTAATATTGTTTGTATCTTTCTCACGTTTTCTATTGGTGAGTCAACTATTAAAACTAAACAATCGTTTAATTCTACCTCATTCTTAGCTTTGTCAGTTACAAAATGAGGATTTGAAAATCCTTGTTCATACTGAATACCTTCTATTAAATCTACTTTAGTATTTGGCTCATCATGAGTTTCCATTATGACTAAACCATTTTTACCTACTGAATCAAATGCTTTAGATATTATTTTACCTAGATCTGGATCATTATTAGCTGATATTGTAGCTACTTGTTCTATATTACTCTTTTTAACTTTTGAAGAGTTTTTTTCAAGATATTGCACTACTTTCTTAACAGCTCCATTAATTCCAGTTTTTAACTCTCTAGGATTTAATTCTTTATATTTAGAAGCTTCTTTAAGTATTGCATATGCTAAAACCGTGGCTGTTGTTGTTCCATCGCCTGCTTCTTTGACAGTTTTTCTAGCTGCTTCTTTTATTAACTTAGCTCCCATGTTTTCTACTGGATCTAAAAGTATAATACTATTAGCTACTGTTACTCCGTCTTTTGTTATTTGAGGATCACCATTTTGATTTTCCATTATAACACATTTACCGCTAGCTCCAAGTGTAGAGCTAACAGCTTTTGTGAGAGTTTCTATTCCTTTGAATATTTTGTTTTTAGCATCTTCACCGAAGTTCAAGTGCTTAACTATTGTCTCGTTCATTTAATTTAATTTGATATGATTGATTTTTGAATATTACTCGAAGGTCTTAATTACTTTCGGTCCTTTGGTAAACTCTAGCTTATTAATATAATGTTCAACAGATGCATCTATTGCTTGTTCTGCTCCGGCTATTGTTTCTCTTCTGGTGACATCTACCCATATTTCAGGATCATTAATGTCTCTATATTCGGTTTGTAAAAAGCCATTAGGTAGTTGAACTATTCTCCAGTTTTTCTTCTGTGAAATATGTTTCCAGTACTTAATGGTATCTTCTGTTGGTTGTGGTGCACTAGACCACGTATTGGTGCGGGTATATAAAAACGTCATTGTATTTGGTTTTAATTAAACGTTGGTTGTCATATACTATCGCTTGATAGTTCGGTTGTTTATTTTTTTACTTTCTTTACTTTTTTAACTGGATAAGACTCTACTTTACCGGTTTTGTTGTTCCAGTTATACTCAGTTTTATTATCAGACTTTTTTCTAATTGCTTGCATTAATTTAGAATCAGACATTTTGTTCATATTCTTTTTAATAAAAGATTTTATTTCTTTTACCTTAGCTGGAGGATCCGCTTTAATTACAATTTTATTTTTAGTTGCCATAATTATTTTTGTATTTAATTTAATTGCTTGTTACTTATACTATCACTTGATAATTCGGTTATTTAATATTTTAGTAAAATTAATATATAAATAAAAAAGGTCTAGATGTTGTTGGTGTAGCTCCGGAAAGAAGAGTCTGTAGTGCACTTATTGTAGCTGGAAATTCTGATGCGTCGATTGATGTAGTGTCAAACAGTGCTAATTTATCATTACTTATAGGGCTAGCATTAGTTAGAGTTATTGATCCACTTGCTGTAATAGGTATAACACTTAAAGGACTTATGTTTGTGTCCATTGAAAAGCATACCAATATAGAATCACCTGCTGATATTGCCGTAGCTCCACTTTCTGCTGCTAGCGTTCCTTCAGCTATTCTCTTTTCGGGAGATGCTCCAAATATTTGACCTTTGCTTTGTAACGGACCGCCAGAACTAATATCACCCTTATATATAGCTACTGCTGTTGTACGCTCCGATAGTTGAGCAAGGTTCATATAAAATTTAAATTTTGTTGGTGCACAATCTGAAGGTGCTATCATTTGCATAACATAAGTTCCGTCTGTAGTTATATATCCATTTGCAGTTGTAAAAGGAAGTGTTTCAAAACCACCTGTACCACCTGCATCACTCCACACTAATTGCTGCACACTATCACCTATTACTGCTGGTAGTTTTAATACTTGACTAGCTGTACCTACTGCGTCAGGCAATCTAACGGAGTAACTAGATAATAAAGGATTAGTAATTAAACCAACTGTGCTAAAAAAGTTATCAATAGATATTTTTTTGTTTTTTGGTATTCCACTTGGGTCATCTACTACAAAAAGTAAATCGGATCCAATTGCGGCTGAACTTAAATCGGTTAATGGAAGTATATCTATACCAACTTTAACTGCTCCAGTTGTAGGCGTTGTTACAATACCTTCTTTGCCGAAATCACTTGTAGTAAAAGCAGTGACGCTATTTACTATAGTACCTCCTCCAAAAACAGCGTTCTTTAAAGCGAGTACAGTTGCTTGTTTTGTTCTCTTAGCCGGATCTACGCTCGAATTATCTGTTATTAAAACGGCATCAGACAGGGATAAAGTAGATTTTTGAGGATATGTGTAAATTATTGCCATTTTATTATATTTAATTTTTTAATTTAACTACGTATTTACCTTTTTTGTCTTCTTTTACGTTAGAATAATCTTGAACGCTTAGTTGAGGGTAATTCTTAGGATTATTTCCTTTATTTTTAAATTTAGATTCAAAATCATCTTCGCTGACCATATCACCTACATCGTAATTGCTAAAACCTCTTACTGTATCGCTTTTCATAGCTTTTTCTTTAGGTTTTGAAGGTCCACCTTTCATATTCATAGGAGATTCTGTTCCTCTGCCTGTACATTTTAATGCCATAACTTTATTTTTTCATATGTTTAAGGACTTTACTAGCTCCCATTTGAGATAATGATTTCATTTGATCTATAACAGGTCCGTCATATTTTAATTCATCTGACATATTCATAGGAGATTCTTTTTTTCCGTACATTTTAGCAGGTGAAGCTTCTATTTTAGCCTTTAATCCAGCTGGCAAATTTTCTTGTTTTCCAACTAGCTCTTTTTCAAGAGGTGATTTCTTACCATACATGTTCATAGGTGATTCTTTCTTGCCATACATGCTCATTGGAGATGTATCATCAGATCTTTCGTTTTCTAAGTAATGTAATCTAGCCGATGCAGACAAGTTTTTATTGTAAGCTTCTTTGTTATCATAAGCTTTACCTGTCATTTTAACAGGAGATCCTTTTTTAGCTTTTCTTCTATTTTTATATTTTTGAGGATCATTAACACCAGTAGGTCCAGTAGGATTTAAACTTTTTGCATCTGTGCTTACTGCAAATTTTCGTTTACTTCCACTTGGTGATTTTATTTTAACTTTTATTGTTCCTTTTTTTAACTTTTCTTTTACTTTTGTACCTTTAGCTGTAGTAGTTTTTTTCTTTGTTAAAGGTTTTTTATTATTAACCTTAGCTCTTTCTTTTCGTTGTTCATCTTCGTTCTTTAAAGCTTTAACTATTGTTTTCATTTGCGCTTTTCCTTTTCCTTTCGCCTGTTTTTTTGCGACCTTCTTATCAAGCTTATCACCTTTTTTTCTGAGTTTATCTAGTTTTGTTTTCATAATTGTTTGTTTTTTGTTTTTTATTTTTAATATCTTATTATTCGCATTTATTGACGTCGCTAACTTTCCCACCATCACCTTGGTCCACATAGAATGAATAATTATCTTCACCCTCTGAATATCTCCAATAACCAGTTAACCATGGAGTGTCAGTACCGTCGTTATCTGAATATACGTTATCATTGTCTTCAGGAAAAGTTCCACTACCTGTGTGGTATGCAGTATTTATTGATGGTCTTCCAGCACTACAAATAGCTTCAACACTTCCAGATGGTTCTGAAGTGCTTCCAAATATACTGAAGGCCGTGTATGTTGTCCCGCTTTGACCATAAAAATCATTTGCTAGTTCCACAGGTTGGCCTGCTGAAATAGGAGATGATAGTTTAGTACCTAAATTTGATAAAGATATACTAG